CTGCAGCCCAGGCAGGAGTCTTGCCATCATCAAATGACTTCATCAACTCAGTCAATTGACCTTGTACAGTGGCTTTAGCTTCTACTTTACCTTCAATGAAATCAGCTAAAGTGCCTGCATCAAGTGTAAACTTATCTAACTTAGCAGCTACAATCTTTGCATCTTCAGTAAGGCCTAACGCTTTCTGTGCCTCACCTTGTGCTGCATTGTCTACACCAAGTGTAGCTGCATTGGCTATTTCAGTAGGCTGTACTTCACGAGTGACAGCTTGAATATCTTTTACTGCATTTGCTTCACTTACAACGGCTGTAGGGGCAGTATATTGTGTCTCTGCACTGACTAGCTCATTAGTATTGACAGAGCGATCTACAACATCGATTGTATCTTGGAATGAAGGATCAAATTTAGCTGCAGTTGCAAGTGCCTTATCTGAAACAATACCTTCAGCTGCAGTAATCGTATCTGAGAAATCGCCTGTAGCTGCAGCTAGTGTGTCGGTTACTTCCTTAACACCTTTAGCAGTAGTAGTAGCAGTAATCGATTCAGGTGCAGCAGCTTTAACCGACTCTGCCTGTGCAGTCGTTGATACGGTATCTACAGCTGCAGTACTAGCCTTTGCACCATCTCTAGATGCAATAAGTTGTGATGGATCTTGAGTGATAGTAGCTGCAGTTACACCAGAAACAGGACTTATAGTAGGTGCTCCAGTTACAGTGTCTGCACCTACCTTAGATCCAGCAGCCTTCTTGTTTGCATACTCAGCACTATTCAGGATCTTATTACGGATATATGCAGCACTACGACCTGTCTTATCCCAAAAGTCTAATCCACCTGCATCAGGTTCTCTTCCCAATAACTCTTTATAGATAGCAGTGATCTCATCGACACCTGCATCATCTGGGGATGCAGTTTGAGTTGCCGGTGTAGTATCTTGTAGCTTAAGCCCTGTAGCATCTGTAATAACAGTAGGACCTATTGTATCTTGTGCTGCTTTAACAGTGGTAGATGCAACCTGCCTTTGATCCTGATCCATAGCACCACCTACATCCCCTGGTGATACAGTAGCGACAGTGGGGGTGGTAACGACGGTAGGAGCATTAGTGACAGCAGGAGAGGTAACGACAGCAGGAGCAGGGTTAATAGTAGTTTGAGCACCAGGATTAATAAGCATTGAAGTCTGGTTATTAAGTGCCTGCTTATCTAACTCTTCTTCTGTTGCAAGTCTAGTATCTCCACCTGCTGCATACTTCTTCTTTTTATTCTTAGTGACAACACCACCACGTGCCATGTACTTATCTAACACAGTACCATAACGATCTGCCATAGAGGGATCGGATCTAAGAAACTCATCAAACATATGCATAGGACCATCATAGCCTAGCTTACGTGCGACAATCTCTTTTTGTTTAGATGTAAATTCTTTACTTGGCATGTCTATGTTATCCTAGCAACAAAGCTTCCGCTTCTCGTCTTAATGTTAGACCCCTGAGTACTCTACCTCGTGCCTTATCCCACTTCTTGCACTCTACTTGTGCACCTACCCAATCCTTGGCATCAATACGCTTTTTAAAGGTTGAGATACGGTAGTTACCTAATCCACAGTTATATACCCAAGACAGTACCCCTGCAATGCGTCTAGGAAGCTCTGTATTCAACGCAGGAGACATCTTTAATAGGGGAACTAGGAACTCAATTAAATGCTCGTCTAAGGCTGTTTCTGCTTGTTCTAGAGTCCATACAGTGCCAGGGCCTATACCTTTACCTGTAGCACCATATCCTATAGTCCAAGGTCTACCCAGTTCAACTAACTCTTCATATGGTATATTTGTATAGGGATACTTATACTGCCTATTCGCTACAAGTGGCGAAGCTGGATCAGGGTAAGCCTCTAGCATTCCGTCAGGTATCTTTCTTGCACAGCCTTCAAACGGTTTAACTAGCATGTCTTTACAGATATCTAAAGCTTCTTTCATTATACTAATCTGTTATGCTTTTTACAATTTTCTTCTCTTGTTATTACTTGCAAATTCCAAGGCACATGCAAACCACATACAGTTTTACCTCTTAATGGTATGATGTGGTCTACGTGCCAAACTCCACCACACACCTTTTCTCTTAACTTTGCTAATTCGTATGCTTGTTCTATCATCCACTTATGTTCTACAGTTAACCACACAGGCGTGGCTTTCAACTTAATTGTATGTCGCAACATACATCCCGCATTAACTTTAGCTGGGTTATTTTTCTTCCACGCAGCAATTCTTTTTTTAATTGCCTCTTTATTCTTTTGATAAACTTCCGCACTTTTTTTTGACAATCTCTCTTTATTTTCTTGGTAATATTTAGCTTTGTACTCTTTTATTTTATCCTCATACTTTTCTCTGTAGCGTCTATCCGCCAATGATTTAAGTACGCTATTACGTTTTTTCGTACCGCCCATATGTTAATTACTTTTGATATTTCTCTATGGGCCTACCCACAAAGTAAAAGGATATGCACATGGTGAATAAGCCAAAATCATCTGCATCCCATGATTGTTGAATAACTTCATGCCAAGGAGCATTAGTCAAGAATGCCATATACAGTGCAGCTACTTTAACTGCTGCATACATGAAGAACAATGCCCATGTAATCCCAGGTCTAACTAAGGCAGATATGGCAGATACAAACCAACCTGCATTCTTAGCTGTTTCAGACTGCTCTTTAAATGCTTCCTTGATGGTATCTAACTGGGCTACTGAATGATCTACATATTTCTCTTCCATCCGAAACTGACCCCTCATTTTCTCAAGGTCAGTCTGCAACTGGAACATATTTAATTCATGTGATCTTTCATTCTTCTTATCGAGCCATTTAAGTACTTCAGGTGCAAGTCTAAATAACCCACCGAAGATAGATCCTAATAACCCACCACTTAGTAATTCAAACATTACTGTTCCGTATTAGTGTCTACAGGCTTTCTGCCAAATATCCTCTGCACTGTATCTGTTTCCCATATGCGAATGGCAGTCCATATAATGGTTAATATAGCTGCCATTGCAGGAAGTAACTCAGCTAAAGTGCCAACGACTGTGATAATCGATACGGCATCACCTAATTGTTTTACTTGCTCATCAGCTTGCAATGCCATACTATTTACCTTTTGTTAAATCATTAACATGTTTCCACAATTCCGTGATTTGTTTATCGTAGCCCTTCTCTAGATAATCGACACGGACTTTAATAGTGACTGCATAGGCAGCTATAGCGACAACTGCTGCACCTAAGTACCACAGTTTTCCTAGTGTCTCTATAGCTTCCATTTACGCAACCTTTCATGTAAGTGAATCAGCTAAGGAATCGGCATTGAGCGAGTCAGCAGCAAATGTAAGTTCGATTGTTTCAATCACTTCATCCACGCTGGTTGTTGCATATTTACCCTCAACCCATGTCTTATCAGAGTGGTTCCAGTTCCACTGGTAACCTGTTCTGTCTGCTGGCTTTGGTGGCCGTACAACCCACTCATGCGACCACCAGATGACTTCCATACCTTCAGGACACTCTGGTGCATCAGGCACTTGTACCCAACCCTCTGTGCCGTCAGTCTCAGGCTTGGGAATACTTCCATTTTTACTGTAGAGCATGTTTGTCCTTTACTGCACGGGAAATGGCGCTGTTGGCGTGGTATATGTGGCTCCTGTATACCGAGCAAGACCTTTTGATACACGAAGGTCATCAATGTATCCATTAAAACTATTATCAGTTAACGCCCCCGCCCCGACATAAGCGGTTCCTGTTATACCTAGTGTTGGCGTTAACGTGGCAGTTGTTAATCTTGAACCGTTTTTATATAAAGCAAATGTACTGCCATCACGCACTACGGCGTAGTGGTTCCAAGTAGAGTCATTTGGATTAAAGTTTGATTGAATCCGTACTGCATTGTCATAAATAAAACAAAAACCTCTTGACGCAGACAGTTCAACAGAAAAACCACCGTTGTAAGAACCAGTTGATCCAATAGAAATAACAGTGTCGTAATCCATTGAACCGTTTGCCGACTTCCAAGCCCAAAATTCAATCGTAAAGTTACCTGTTCCAAACCTAAGATTTTCTTTTTCATCGTCTGGAATTCGTAAAGCATCAGCCGTCCCATCAAAACTAATACTCCCACCGCCCCACTTGCTCTGTGTTGTGCTGATCTGAGCATTCCCAACAGTCTCCAGCACATTCTTGGCAGTGGCATCGACAACACCAGCGTTGGTGAAGTTGAGGAGGAGTTGGGTATCTGTTACTGCTGTTACAGGAGACGTTGGGACTGTGATGGTTGTCTGTGTTGGATCGTATGGGAGTGTCGTTCCTTTAATGTATCTAAACCCAGACAAGTACCCATTAAAGTTAGTTGCCCCGCTTGATGCGTTAGCTGTCCCAATATTGAATCCATTACCAGATTGCTGTATGGCTGCGCTGGTTGTTGTTGTATAGACTCTACTTCCATTAACAAATACTGAAAGAGTGCTTCCATTTCTTACATAAGCAAAGTGAGTCCATCTATTTATTACAGATGCTGCTGACGTTAAAGTAGGCCCATTTGCTATATCCCAGGCAGACCCGTTTGACGTTGCATAAAAAACTATATTTGTACCATCCGAATACCCAAGCAACATGCCATTAGAGCTAGTACCAACAGAATCTGTCCTACACACTGTTCTAGAAGAAGCCGCATCAAGGTAATAAGACCAGAACTCAATAGAAAAATTAGATGTTGAAAGCTGAAAGGCTGTGCTTGTTTGAGTTACTAAATAATCCCCAGTCCCATCAAAGTACCCGCTACCACCCACTGCTGCTGCTGAGTAGGACTGTGTTGGGGCGAAGGGAGAGAAGGGGGTTACGGATGGTGATCCACTAACGGTTATTGTCTTAGCGGTCGTGGCTGTATTGCTGTCAATAAAACGGTTAGCCTGACAAGTTAGCAAGACTTGATTTGCCGTATTTGTTGGTAAAGGAGTTACGCTTGGTGTGAACGCTGCTGTGTATTTCGCAGTGCCTTTTAATACTGAAAGATTTGAAATCCATCCGTTAATTGTGTAGTTGGCAAAATTGATTCCGCCAATAGACGGATCTGTTGTAACTGTCCAATTATTGTTATCTGTTCCAGTTACGGAAAGAACACCGTTGACAAATATTCTTGTTTCGTTCGTAGATGTGCTAACTCGTGATGCTGCAATGTGATTCCAAGCATTTAATGAAACAACAGAACTTGATGTGCTCAATACAGCCCCAGTTCCTCCTTTGTTAATTAAGACACCACCCGTATTGGACATTGACAAAGCAATAGAACCTGAAGCATTTCCTGAATCAAAAATAATATTTCCAGAACTTGAAAAAGCGGTTATGTAAACCCACGCTTCAATAGTGTATGCGCCAGTCCCAAAAGCAAAGTCAGAACTACTAGCAAGCGTCAAACGTGTTGAAGTTGCTCCGTCAAAGCGATTCCCCCACCCAGTCTGGCTGAACGGGCTGAACGTACCCTGCGTTGTGTTGCCGTTGCGGGTGATGGTGAATCCTGAACCACTGTTAGCGGTTCCAGAGTCTAAGAACGTATTGTTCTGTGCGCCGTTAGTGCCGTTGCCTGGGAGGAGTAGTGAGACGAGGTTGAAGTACTGATCTTTGACTAAGCCCGAAGTAAAACCCCAGGCTCTAGCACAAGCAGCACCTATAGTTGATAATGTAGGCATAGTATTAAGCGAACTTGGTTTGTGATGCAAATACAGTGAATGTTGCACTTGCAGTCTTTACGATGCTATACACATAAGCATCTATACTAGAAGCATTGCCTGCAGATGGAGCAGTTCCTTGTTGCCACTTAGGTGTGACACTAGAACCATCAATTTGAAATGCTGAGTTATAATAAGCAGTAGAACCTTGCGTCACTAAGAATGTTACTGTTAATATATCACCAACAGACATTAACGTATTTAATGACGTAGAGCTATTGCCCCTAACATTAAGTGTCCAGTTAGCTGAGGCATTACTCGTATAGTATAACACAGATTGTGTAGTTACATCAAAGTTAATTGTGCCTGTAGCTGCAGTGGCTGATACCGTAGCAGGCTCAGCAATGTTCTTAATTGCAGTAGCTAATTCACCTGTAGCACCATTAAATGTCTGCTTAGCTGAATAGGTAGTAGCTGCACCTGAAGCTGTGATATTAGCCTGATCCATGTAGGCAATACCATCAATGTACAAATCTTTAAACTTATAGCTTGATGAGCCTAAGTCCAAAGTATTGTTAGTCTTAGGTAGCACTGTAGATGATCCCACTACAAGATCTTGTGCTGGACCTACCTTAGTAATTGGAGCACCATTAGCAGCAGTACCATCGTGGACATGCCCAGTTGATGCATGGAATGCTGCTACAAGTGCATCAAATTCACCATCAAGATCTGATGCATTGATGACGTTGCCTGTAGCAATATTATTTGCTGTGTCATTACGTGAGTAACCTGCCATGATATCTTCCTATGTAAATACTTAAGTGTCTAACGTCTATCGTGAGAAGCGTATTCCAATGTCATTGCATCAAGTGCAAATGGTGGGTTGGTACTACTAGAGACTACTTGAACAGAAACAGTAAAGCCTGAACCTACTAACTGTGTTTCATACGAAGTCTTAATCTTTGCTCCATATGTTGAAGTGCCATACTTAGATGTAGAAGCACCATAAAATGCAGCTGACTGGGTAATGTTCGTTAAATTAATAGTCTCTGGCTGTATGATGCCTTCATCATCAAAGTCATACTTTAAGTTGACATCTGCAGCTACACTACCAACTGGATCTGTATACAGAAACATCTTATAGAAAGACTTACGTAGCCTGGGATCATTAATAGGTACAAAGGGTGTAGAGAACACAGCGACTATGTTTCTACCGTCTAAGCTATTACCCGATTCCATTCGATACACATACCCATCATCTTCAGCAAACAGTAAAACTTCTGCTCTGCCTGTGTAGAATCCATCTGCTACATAAGCCTTCATGCCTTGTATCTCTGCCCATGCAATGGCTGAAGTCTGTTCCCCGCTAAGCTGTGTACCTAGTATGGCAATACTTGCATCTGTTGATGTGTTACTGTTATACCCAAATATTCTGTACTGTGATTTCTGTTTAATGACAATACTGCAAAATGAAGTATTAGCTTGAATAAAGTTAGTGAGTTCTTTTTGTATGGGTTTAGATACAACAGCTAAACCTGTATCACCTATACGATCTGTAGCACTCAATAACCTCAATCCATCAGGTGCAAGGAATACAATATCCCCACCTACTTCCTGTATCGTATCTACATCTACACAGCCAATATTCTCAGTGATAGGTTTTAATACAAAGTCACTTAGTGTATTACCTACAAGCTGATTAATCCTACGCTCACTAAATATAATCAACTGTTCTCTGAATACAATTAAACCTGTAATCGTGCTACCTACCGATATAACACCTGAACCGTTAGCTGCTGAAAAATCATTGTCTGTGTAGGTAGCAGTAAAAGCTATAGATGCACCCTTAGCAAAGAACAGATGATTCTTAAAAAAGACTACATGCTTAGCACCTATGACATCTGAAGGTGCATCATTCAATGATCGATATGTTGTACCATCCCATATGAATGGGGCATTGACACCATCCACATAGACAACCTTCTCAGTAGTTTCAATTAAATACTTTTCAAATCTACCTTTTGTTGAAGCCTGTCTGTGAGCAGTTAAAAATGTAATAGCTGCATTGTCTGCTGGACTACTGGCTAAGCTAGGATTAATGCTTAGTGTAGCCCCACCTGAAGTGACTGTTGCATTAGCAGTTACAGTATAAATCTTTTCAATGCCTGCAATGGTAAATGTATCACCTGCTTGTGGTGCATAAGTAAGCCCATCGACAATGAGTGAAGTACCTGTCTGTGATCCACCATTAACTAAGACAGTGCCATATGAAGGTACGTTAACCTTAGTCCATGAAGTACCTGTAGAATAAAACACTTCATCGTTTCTTACTGCAATAGCTTTATTGTTCCAAGAAGCTAAGCCTGATATGACACCCGTACCTGTTACAAATGTCACTGCAGCTTGGTCAGCAGGACTACTCGCAAGGCTAGTGGTTAGTGTTAAAGTAACTCGCTTGTTGGTGCTGTCGTAACTAACACCTGCAGTTGCAATCGTATAAGTTCCAGTTACACCACTCACTGTAAATGTATCACCTACAGTGGGGGCAGTATAAATATTGCCAAGTATTAATGTCGTACCTGACTGTCCACTTCCATGTACTTTAGGCCGTCCATATAAAGGCACTTTACTTGAACTGTATTTATCGTAGCCTAAGATCCTACGATACCCACCTTCAATGGAAGGTTCAAAGTTGCGTAGTACCCTTGCAGATCCAGGTGCAATAACACCATGCTGCAAAGGAGATAAATTAGAGATTAAACCACCCTTAAATTCAAAGGGGTATGTCTGCCATTTATCAGCCATTTGCTAGTCTAGCTCCAGCAATAACATGCTTATTGGAAGGGATCATGGTAGACCTTACATAATCAAAACGATTAATCAGTAAGGTAGTCATATTCTTAATACCACTCTTAAACCTAGCATCTGCTAGTGTGGCAGCTTGCTCATTACTTCTGAACATATAGCAGTAATACATCGTACCTTCATTGACTACATTCCTAAACATCTCTGGTATTGAAGGTACATCCTGAGCATCAATCAGTGACACTGTATTACGATAGTATTCATACAGCAATGTATATGCCTGATCAGGTGCGGGTACAACCCCATACTCTAATGCAGGAGAACGAAATACATATTTAGGTACATCACGCTTTGATGTATCACTTGAATACTCTTGATCAATATACTTATCAAGATAATCTTCGTAACTTACAATACTCAACTTAGTAGTAGCTACATTTAAAGTAGAACTCTCTTTAATCCTAAATGAATCAAAGTCAACTGTCTTGGCATCATCTGGATATCCGTATCGAGTAGTGCCTGCAGTTAATGTATCTTCTTGTGTGACATGATTAAAAGGCCATTCAAACTTCTGTTGATTAATATCTGCAATGGCATTATTAACTGCATCTTTAATCTGGGCATAGAAAGCTTTAGCACTGGCAAAGTTACTTGTAGTTAACTCAGGTTCATTGAGTCTCCTACATGCATCATTAACGAGTCCTAAGAAGTCATATGACATATTAACGCTCCCTGACTCTTAATTTAATCACTTGCTCTGCTACACTTCCCGATGAATCTGTAATACGGCAATAGATCTTATAATCGATATTAGCTGTACCAGAGCCTACATTGATAGTGGCTACTGTACTTGTATTAGTCTGTGCTACATTCTGAATACCATAGACAGTAGCACCACCAGGACTTAGCACTGTCTTTGTTCCTGTTGAATCGTCTACATACCAAATCACTGTAGAGATGGTTATGCCATTGCCTAGAAAACGTGACCAATCAACGCTATAGTCAAGTGTCTCATCTGGATCTTTGTTGGGCCACCTAAATGACAAGATATTCCCCTATGCTGCCAATGCAATTGTTAAGCTGCTAGCGCAACCCGATCTTTTGAAGTAGATCGACGAGGCACTAATACAGTTCTCTTACGTGAGTACAAATCACTAATAGCACCGTAGTTAAATTGTGTAGTAGTTACTGTGGATGTCTCAGTGTATATAGACATCTGGAATTGAGTCACTGGTACAACGATTCCTACATTGACTTGTACATCACCTATGGCAGTAGTAGCATCAACCCCTGTGACTGAAACAATGAGGTTAGAACCTGCAATGTTAACGTTGCCTATGTCACCTGTAGCTGATACACCTGAAGGCTGTACAATCGTTCTAGTGAGCGTAGTGACTGTGCCTACTGCCCCTGTTCCCTGCACACCTGTAACCGTTACAGAGGGCTGGATAGCAATGACTGTTACATTACCTACTGCACCTGTAGCCTGTACACCTGTCTGTGCTACGGTAGCTCCACCTGTAGCAGTTGCAGTGCCCACATCACCTGTAGCTGTATTACCTGTAGTAGATGTTACTGCTGAGGCAAGAGCACTGACTGAGCCTAAACCGGTAGTGCCAACTACACCTGTAACTAAGATGGCACCAACGGTACTAACCGCTACTGAGCCAACAGATGCAGTACTTTCTACACCTGTAACTGCTACACCTACATTGGGTATTACTACTGTGCCTATTGCACCTGTAGACTGAGTACCTGTGACTGCTACAACAGCAGGTAGTGATACAACGACAGTGCCTACAGATCCAGTTGCTTCAGTGCCAGTAACTGCTGCATTGGCACTTAGTGTGATATTGACTGTACCTACTGAACCTGTAGCAGATACGCCTGTTACAGGTACATTAGTAGCACCTAAAGACCACGTATCGTATTGATCAGTGCCATATACGCCTAAGCCATATATTGCACCTGTAGCTCCCCCTGCCCCTGAGACTTGACCATATCTATTAGTCCCATAGACACCTGTACCATAAACAGCACCTACGAGGCCAGGGTATGCCATGTCAACTCCCTAGTTAAGCAATACGGATGATTGCGTTACTTGCATCAGCAGCTGGGAATTGAATCGTGAAGTCTCCACTCGTAGAAGTTTTATCACTACCAAAATCAAGAATACACACTGCATCTGTCGTAGCCACGCTACCACCAGACGTTGTGTTATAGATCATGGCACCACGTGCAGTAATCGTAGAAGATGACCACGTAGTATCTGCAAAGTCAGTGAATGCAGTTGTACCACTTGTCGTAGGATCTACACGTGTTAGTGTGTTACCACCTGCCGTGTATCCAGTACCACTAACTTCATTGGTTGTACTATAGTCAGTCGTACTAGCACCCAACGTAGCACTTGAAGTAAACAGTGCAATTTTAAAAGTGTGACCACCAGAAAGAAGAAAATTGTGCTTAGCTTCAAGCAGTTCTTTCTTGAAGGAGGTGCACATTGCTTGTGTAATAGGCATTACTTAATCCTCGCTAATAAATGTTTCTCATTGGAAAGTACTGCTTGCTTTATGTAGTAAGCGACTACCTTTTTAATCTGCTCTTTATACGCCAGAGCCTGATCCCTAATAGGTCCCTCAGTGGCATTACCTACAAACACAATACGTTCTGCAGCTAATTGTGCCCACTCTTCAGGGGACATAGGACGGTTGTCTGTAGTCATTACATTGACAGAGCCAACCTCAATAGTATTAGTAAACTGAAGCATGTTTTAATTTATATAGAAATGGGGTAGTGCCCGTAGACACCACCCCTGTTACAGACTAGCGATTAGGCTAGCTGCTCACGATCAACCGAAGCAGGGCCTACACGATCTGAAACGCTACATACAACTGCCCATACACGGATAGAACCAGCAGAAATAGCCGTGGTAGAAGTTGCAATGAGAACGTCAAGCGTGTCAGCTGACTGAAGGATGATAGGCTGGAATGCAGCAGCTTGCTGTGCATACGTACCAACTGCAGTAGCTGCAGCTAGCGTAGCACCATCAATGAAGTTGTCAGCATCAATGCCAGTAACACCGACATCAACAGTAACATCACCAGTGATAGCAGCAGTGACTTCATAACCTGCCGAAAGAACGACTGATTCAGCAGGGATGTCTAGAACTTCGATAACATCCGTAGCTGCAAGTGCACTGCCTTTAGTGGTAGTAGCCGTTGCAAAGTTGAGCGTGGCTTCAATCACATAAGGCATATTACGAAGGGAACGGGAAGGATTAGTACCTGCCTGGATTCCTGGGGATACGTCAACGGTAGCCATTTATATTTCCTCCAATTAAGCTGCGTTATATTTAGCAGTGACGATTGCTTCTGGACGGAGAATCTTGCGACCGTACAGATGCATACCACGAACAATGTCAGCAAAACTGTCAGGATCACGATAGCTTTCAGTCTTGGTGATTTGCTGTGCAGTAGCAACAGCAGCCTCATGACCAGCTACAATGACACCGTAGTTGCTGTTTTGGTTAGCAGTACCTGTAGTGCCAGGGCCAGTGCCAATCTTGGGAAGGTTGTTAGAAACATAAACACGGAAGCCATGCAAGTTGTTAATAACAAGACCATTCTGAAGACCTGAACCACCAAAGTCACTGTTTAGCAAGCGGCTATCTTCGTCCTTAAGCAACTCAATAAAGACGGGATCGACAACCAACCAACGACCAGTGGTATCAACAAACTGCTGGTCCAACAAACGACCCATACGTGCAATGACCATCAAAGGTGATGCAGTTGCAGTGGGCATTGCAGTTGCGCCAGGAAGACGAGCAGCAAGAGGAATCGAATGATCACCTGCAGATGCCGTGGTAATGTTACCAAAGCTATCTTTACGGAGCTTCATCGAAGTGAGCAGTTCATCTGCGCCAGCTTCTGTTAGTGCTTTAGTGCCAGGGGCAGTAGTACGTGCTACACTTGCGTTGGCATGTTTAGCAGATTGCTGGAATCCAGTAAGATAGCCAAGAACGTCTTGGTCATACTGGTCACGCAAACGATATGCAGCACGATCAGATGCCATTGACATGAAGTTCACATGACTGTGGGCAGCTTCAATGTCATCAATCTTGAATGCGTAGTAGTTTGCCTGATCAACGACAAGGGTAAAGTCTTCGTCATTCAAATCTTGTGCAGTGATCTGTGTGCCACGAGCATAAGACTGAACAGAGACTTCAGGCTCTTTGATGATCTTTACTGAATCGCCCATGTTAGCGATTTCACCGAAGTAATCACTGTTAGTGATGTCTTCGACAGTAGAAGCTTTACGGAATGCGAGTTGTACCTGTTTGCTGTAGATTACAGGGCTGAAGTTACCATTGGGTAAGTTAGAGTACCCTGGGGCCTTGGGAAAAGCCATGATTTATCCTCCTAAGATAAATGAATAAGTATATAAATACGCTTAAACATTCACAACAGAGGCTGTCAATATTGAGTGCGGTTACTTCCGGGTCAATATGTTTTCAGGTAAGTCTGATAGTTCATTGTTTTGCGCTACAAGATGACACAAAGAGATGAACATTTGTTCTGTGTACTCTTGCTTCATCTTATTGATAGCTGCACAGACTAATTGGATATTATCCTTGTGGTAGCCTTTGCTACTATCGATTCGGTCTAGACTTATTGTATTAAACTGGTTGGCTGTAGCTACTAGCGGCAGTTTTGTATAAGCGCACAGACCTTGCTGCACTTCAAAAACATCTAGTAAGTCTTGATTGACTAAACTAAATTCTTTATCTCGATTCTTGGCTTTAGTGCAAATATATTTTAATCTTGAACTAGCTTCACGGCTGAATTTAGGGATATATGTTTTTCTTTGTTGCTGCGCCCGTTGTCGTATCCTGTTTTTATTTTGAAGATAGTATTCTTTTTTTATATCTGAAGAACAGGTCTTACATACCCCAGCTACACCGTACACTGCACCTTTAGCTTTATGAAACTCTGTCAGTGGCTTTTCAATGCCACATTTACGGCAACACTTTAATTGTTCCATTTTATCCCCGACAAGAAAATGGGCTAGCTAATGTGTCGGCATTAGCAGGGGAGCTACCCTCTTCGCCCGTTAAGTACTCTTGTTATATGAAGCTATTTTAAATTTGTCAAGTAAAATACTTCACTTACTACCTTGCGTACCCTGTCTTGTCGTACACAAACTTACCTGCACGAATAGCAGCAATAATGGCTTCTTGATTACGCTCATATTCAAGTGAAGACATCTTCTCTACTTGGGATTCGTAAAAGAGTCCTTCCTCTGATTCAGAATCGACACGAGTCTTATTAGGTGTGCGTACAGAACGAGCAGCATTAACTGTATTTTCTCTGTCTGTGTCTCGACTACGTTTCTGTGTAATACCCTTGTCAGCTTTGTATAGGTCGATTGCCCTAGCTGCCGATATCGCATCATTCTCATTGTCGTACAACGCACTCTGCACCCACCGAGGTTGTTTTTCAACCCATTCATGGAACTCGTCCTGGTCACGTATCTTGGCAAAATCTGGATGTAATCGCATTAACTCTGCTTCAGCTTTCTCTTTAGCAGTTTCTTCTGCCATCTCATTAATCTTCTGTAGCCGTGATTCAAGTTCTTGTGACTGTTCACGTGCTTTCTTAATGGCAATAGTCTCTACGATCTTTGCTACATCTGGATACTCATTTGCCCATGCCTCAAGTTCATCCTCGGACTTAGGCAGACTAAATGTTTGTTTTGCTGTACTATCAAGTTGAGCTTTTAAGTCGTCGATTTGCTTTTGCAGTTCAACTTGTTGCTTTTGTGAATGCCTACGCAAATCACCATAACGCTTTTTAAAACTTCTTTCTTCTGCGCTATCGGGTTCAATGTTATCATCTTCTGGAGGTGTATCTTTTTTATTATCCTCCATCAACTGTTTTAGCTCTTCCTCTTCTTCTTTAATACGTTCATGATTAGCCGAGCGTTTAATAAAACCTGCAACTTTTACTTGTTGTACTTCTTGCTGTTGATCTGACATATTTACCTCTTGAAGTGGGGGCTGTCTTATCAGGTGGCCCAAAGGCTATTATTTAAAATGGCCCATAATGAAGGGTTATTGTTGTTGAAAGCTACACCCTTTTATAGCTAACTATCTATTATATCATCCCCCGCCTGGGGTAGTCAATGCTCGTGTCATTATTGTAGGTGCATAATACTGAATTGCTTTATTAATATCTAAACCTTTCATAGAAGCATTAATTGCCACATTTGATAGCATCTTAGTTGCTGTACCAATACGTCTTAAGTTATTGGGGTCCATTGTCCCTGATAATGATTTCATTACATTAGTAGCAGCTATTTCAGATACACCAGAAGATATAAGTGAATCTTTAAAGCTCGTTAGTACATCACCGAAATCACCACCACGTATAGCAGTTGTAACGCCACTACCTATAGAACCTACAAATATATTGGATACTTGTGCTGGCTTTAAGTTTAATGTACTAGCAATGCTATTTAAATTATCTGCACCGATAATGGCTGTAGTAATTTCACCCGCATTGGCATTGAGAGCACCTGCTGCTGCACCACCGATCATGGCCTTGCCTATGTTCCCACCAGTGGCTGCGGCAGTTAATCCATTAAAGGTAGCACCAAGTACCGCTGAACCTACTGTCTGTGCTCCAACTGCACCTGCACCCATAATGGCAGAGCCAATAGAAGTGGATAATCCAGCGGTAAATGGGGCAGCAAATATGCCAGCCACTT